CTTATGGACAAGCCGGTAAAGCTAAAAGTGGTGGTGCTAGAGTCAGACCCGGTACATCTAAGGGTAACTCATACTGTGCTCGCTCTTTGGGCATTAAGAAAAGACTTTCAAAAGAAAAGGCTAGTGACCCTAACTCACCCAATAACCTCTCTCGCAAGAGATGGAAATGCAGTGGAGCTAAGAGTAGACGATGAAAAATAAAGACATACTAAACAAACTCCATGACCTCTTGGCTCAAGAATTAACTGAAAAGATACTGTCAGGGGAAGCATCCAGTGCTGAACTGAGTGTCGCCCGCCAGTTCCTCAAGGACAATGGCATTGATGGCACTATTGAACAGAGTGATCCACTCGCTAATCTTGCCAAGATTCTGCCATTCACGGGTGAAAGAGAGGTTGGATAATGTCTAAGAGTAAACTTAAGATTAAAAAAGGTAGTCCTAAACCAGCTAATCCTTCTCTATATTCGAGTGTGAAGTCAGCAGCAAAGAAGAAGTTTGATGTCTACCCATCAGCATACGCGAATGCTTGGCTTGTACGTGAGTACAAGAAGAGAGGCGGTAAGTATAGATGAGTAAACTCAATCAACGCCAACATAAGACAATGAAACGCCACTCGAAGCACCACTCAAAGAAGCACATGGCTCTTATGCAGAGGCTTATGATTAAAGGTAAAACATTTAGTCAGGCCCATAAAGAAACCCAGAAGAAAGTAGGAAAGTAATGAGTCTTACTAAGTGGTTCAAGGAGGACTGGAGAGACATCAAGACCGGCGAGAAGTGTGGCAGGAAGTCTGCTAAGAACTCGAAACGTAAGTACCCAGCATGCCGTCCTAAAGCTGTTGCTGACAAGATGAGCATCTCTCAGAAACGCAGTATGGCTAAGAAGAAAACCGGCCCTGATAGAGTTGAGTATCCCATCACAGCATCAGGTAAACGCAGGCTTAAAATCAAACGATAGGAACATAAACAATGATACTACAAAGACTTATGGAAAACCTCCAGATTAATGAAGGTGACCGAGGCCCGCATGAGGATGCCAAGTACTTTCTCCAAGACGGTACACCTTATTATGGACCCACCCATGTTGATGAGAACATGCTGAGACGTACCGGGATTATGCATTCTCCTGAGAGTATGCCGGTGTTTAGTCAGGAACAACTTAAGGCCCTGATGGAACGTCTACAGATTCAACAGTTACAATCAGGTGGTATTGCTGGCATGGCCCAAGGATCAAGGGACACACTCCAACGTGCTCACGGCAATTCTACTAGTGTCCAGAACGCAAGTCTCGGCGGCAATCAAGCAACTAATCTACAAGGTGGCGGTGGATGACCACTCAGGAGACACTCAAGGACTTCAGGAACTTCCTCTACTTGTGCTGGAAGCACCTGAACTTACCCGACCCCACGCCGGTTCAATATGACATTGCTGACTATGTGCAGAATGGGCCTAAGCGTAGAGTCGTACAGGCTTTCCGAGGTGTCGGTAAGTCTTGGATTACTTCAGCATATGTCTGTCACCAGCTTCTCCTAGACCCCTCTAAGAACATCTTGGTGGTGTCTGCATCAAAAGCAAGATCGGATGATTTCTCGACATTTACCCTCAGGTTGATCAACGATATGGCCATTTTAGAGCATCTTCGTCCTCATGACGATCAGAGGAACTCTAAGATTGCATTCGATGTAGGACCAGCTCCTGCATCCCATGCTCCATCAGTTGTATCGAAGGGAATTTCATCCGCGATTACAGGCTCACGGGCAGACCTAATCGTTGCTGATGACATTGAGTCCCTGAATAATTCGGCCACTCAGACTACTAGAGATAAACTATTAGAAGCAATTAAAGAGTTTGATGCTGTTCTCAAGCCTGATGGTCACATCATCTACCTAGGAACCCCTCAGACTGAGATGAGTATCTACTCCTCCCTGACTGAGAGAGGATATCAAACTCGTGTATGGCCTGCTAGGATCCCTTCTGAGAGCCAAGAGAATAGAATGGGTGTAACCCTATCTCCACTCATCAAGGCTCTTACAGAGCAGCCTGAGACCTCTAGAGGGGATGCTGTTGATCCCGCACGATTCAACAGTGAAGACCTATTAGAGCGTGAGGCTTCCTATGGACGTACCGGCTTTGCCCTACAGTTCATGCTGGATGCTACCCTGAGTGACGTAAGTCGTTACCCACTAAGGCTTTCTGACCTTGTTGTGATGAACATCAGCGGTGACATGGGGCCAGAGAAGGTTGTATGGATGGCTGACAAGGATAGAGCACTGAATGATGTGCCCTGTGTAGGTCTAGCTGGTGATAGGTATTATGAGCCGTTTGAGGTGGCAGGCAGTTGGCAGAAGTTTACTGGGTCAGTATTAGCTATTGACCCCTCAGGTAGAGGTGCTGATGAAACTGCGTATGCTGTTGTCAAGATGCTCAATGGATTCCTAGTGGTTACTGATGCCGGTGGCATTGAAGGGGGATATGAGGACAAAGCTCTTCAAAGGTTGTCCGAAATAGCTAAGAAGGAACAGGTCAACAAGGTACTTATTGAGTCTAACTTCGGTGATGGTATGTTCACAGCACTGCTAACTCCTGTACTGTCAAAGGTTTACAAGGTCAGTATTGAGGAAGTTAGGCACAGTACACAGAAAGAAAGACGGATTATTGATACCTTAGAGCCGGTTATGAACCAGCATAAGCTGATTATCAATAAGAAGGTGATTGAACAGGACTATGACAGTACCCGCCATCTACCACCTGAGAAGGCACTTAAGTATCAACTCTTCTACCAGATGAGCAGGATTACACGACAACGTGGTTCACTGGCTCATGATGATAGGTTAGATGTATTGGCAATGGCAGTCAACTACTGGACTGAACAAATGGCTCAGGATGCTGACCGGCAGATGGCATCAAGGAAGGATATGGTTTTTAAGAGAGAACTAGAGGATTTCATGGGTTCAGTGGTCGGTCGTAAACCCAAGCCAGACCTATGGTTCTGAATGGGTGACTATGTGGATGTAGAAAACATCTGGGCCGAAGGACTCATGAAGACTCAAAGCAAGCCAACATGAGGGCCTCCCGAACTTCCCAATGGGGGGTTTGGGGGGCCTCAGGATCTATAAAGATCTAAAGCAAACCCTTAATTGGGTTTATATTAATATATATAAAGGAGTTTAATTATGCCTAAAGGACGTGGTGATGCCGGTGGTGGAGTATCAGATGGCAGTATAAATATTGCTGCTGCTGTTGCTAAGAAAGCTAAAAATGAAGCTAAGAGTGCTAGTAGGAACAGACGCAATCGCAGACGTAAGGCTGCTAAGGGTGGACCTAAGAAAGCACTGATGATGAAGAAGAAAGAAGAAGAACTTAAAGGACTTAAATACTGATGGACTTAGTACTCGTTCACTGGACTGATACTGTTGGACATGGGGATAGTGCATGGATGACCTCAGATGAGGCCATTGATGTGAAGCCCTGTCCTATGGTTACTATTGGTTACTTGCTGTTTGACAGTGAAAGCTACATTGTTGTTGCTGGCACAAGGAGCATGGACGTTGATGATGATACATTTGGAAATGTTAATTCTATACCTAAGTGCTGTGTCACTGCTGTTACTGCTATTTGTGACCGTAATCCCTGCCAGAACATCTCGCAATAATTCAGATAAAAAAATCTGACAGGGTATAATTATTGGGTCCCGGCAAATTTTCCCCGTAGGGGGTCGATTCAAACAAACGTTTGATTCAAACAAGCGTTTGAAAGTCACGCCCGATGTCACGTCCGATAACAATATGTCCATTCTTTCATCATTATCGGACCTTCCAACGGATACCGGATCCACCGATAGCTATTGAGACTCATTCTCATATGTACACTCCTCACATATTCAAACACTTGTTTCAAACGCTTGTTTGAATGTGTGGTGGGGTGTTTTGTTGCTGTTTACTCACTCACTATCAGACGCCCTCATATAGCCCCTACTCCACCACATACACTCAATGAGCTGATATACCTAATATCCACGCGGATAGACTACGCTCATTTTGTGGATAATTCAGTGGATAACTTTGTGGATAACTTGTGAACGTAGGTCGCTCATATTAAATCTTAAATTTTTAAGTCCTTACCAGCAAAGGACTTACGTTACTTTCCGAAATATATATCGGTGAAGTGGGTTTACGTGCTCAAGTATTTCGCGGATAATTGCCGATGTAGTAATTGGCAGTCATTCGGACTGGCAAACACTGATCGGAAAACCTACGACGGGCGAAATTGTTGGCCCCACTTTGGAGCATTGCGAGCACTCAGGACGTGCAATGTGTACCAGAGATTGAGAGTAGGAAAAATAACAAGCATGGTACGCAATTGCGTGACAGTGTAGACGGTAAATATATGCCCTTATTGGCTAGCTCGTAGCTCCCGATTTGCGTAGAACCTAGCCCCTATTCTGACCAGTGAGGACTACCCCGATAAATAGGGGAGCGGTCTGGCAGAGTAATCGTAGCGGGTATGCATTTAGCAATGGCGCACCGTGTACGTAGACTTCAATAAAGCATCTAAGCCTATATGGTGTAGGTGTACTAAAGGGGAGTCCTGTATAAATAAACAACTACGCTTAATGGAACGGCGTAGACTCAAGCGGCCCGGCTCCTTTAATAATGCCAAACCTTTGGCTTAGGGGCTGGGTCTTTTTCTATCCATAGTGGGTAGGTCTTTAATACTGTTACCTCTGAAAGGGTAAATATGTCTACTGTAATTGATAACAATGTCCATACTTCTGAAGAGCTTAAGACGTTTGTAAAGTCTACCGACAATCTAGGCAAGGCTTTAGCTAAAGCGTGGGCGGATAATGTAAAGTGTGATGCTCTTAGGGCCTTTGGTGTGAAGGTTCCTGAGGAAGTCTGGCAAGGGGCAGCGACTACACTTAGCAAGGTCCACGCTTCGTGGTTGGTGGCTGTAGATGAACTGACTGAATTGGCTGAGATCGATGGGTCAGGCTCTATTCGGTGTGGGTATCCGGGTGGTAGCCAGCGAAATGCTCAAGGTTGGTTGACTCTGTATAAGACTACAGGACACCCGATCACGGCTGTACGTCAAGCATCAGGTGCAATTGATAAGGCTGATGCCAAGTCTGTACGTGTATACAACGGCTGATCTGACAATATCAATACTCAAGCCCCTATGCCCTACCGGGTGTGGGGGTTTTTTCTTTTAACCAATAGCACTTGGAGGTGCGTAATGTTTTTACTGGAAGTATTTGTATACGTATTCATTGGTATACCTATTGTGGCCCTAATGTCATTGGCTGTAATCATCCCACTATTCTTAGATTCTGAGGGAGGTGCGTAATGTCGATGTATTTAATTCAAGAAGTAAGGGGTGGCTTTGTAGTCGTCAACTGTAGGAACGGTGCAGTAGAGAGTGAAGTCTATGCAAACCTAGCGTGCGCTCAGGATTTTATGGCGTTGTTAATGGACGCTGATGATTATTGTGCAGCAGCCCATGCAGGAGGTGTCTTATGAATGGCAAAGATAACGAAATAGATAACGAATTGGTTTTAGCGGAGGCTATCCTAAGTCTACATCGACCAATCCACAGGGCTAATGGCACGCTTGCGGGATATGGTGAGTGTGTCTTGACTGGTATCAAGGATATCACACTGGGAGATGGTCGTCTGGATTCTATCGACATAGTATTTGCTGATGGTTCCACTAAAACATTCATAGATGTAGGAGGTGACTCATGAAGGATATACGTAAATACTTTAGAAACAAATCGGTTTTAGAGGAAGCTATCCTCAGTATGCATGAACCAATCAGAAGGGATGACGGTAAGATTGTAGGCCATGGTGCGTGCATCCTGAACGGTATCAAGAGCATCGAACTGGGAGAGTGTTGGGTAATACCGGGATACCCCGGACGTCAGGATACTCTCGATATAGAATTTGCTGATGGTTCCACTAAAACATTCATAGATGTAGGAGATGACTTATGAATGACGATTTAGAGCAAGCCGTAAGAAAACTAAATCAAGCCATACGTTCTTTAGATAGTGAAGAATATGAACTCAGTGAGAAGGATATTAGACAAGCAAAAACTCATGCATCTGTTGCCGTGTGGTTGATAGATAGATTGAATAATAGATTGAAAGGAGGTGAACCATGGTAGGTATATTCCTAGCAGCAGCAGCAATCTATCTAAGTCCACTAGAGAAAGCAGTACATATGGTGGAATCTAGTGGGAGTACTGCATCAGGTATTGTGGGTGATAATGGTGATGCCATTGGCCCTATGCAGATCCATCGAGGATGCTGGACAGATGCAGTGGAGTACAATGACTCAATAGGTGGAGAGTACTCTGACTGTGATGGCCTTGAATATTCACTCAAGATATTCAGGGCTTACCTTGCAAGATATGCAAAGCCTAAGCGTATAGGCAGCATGCCATATGATGAAGCAGCAGCTCGCATATGGAATGGTGGCCCTAATGGTCACAAGAAGAAAGCTACACTTAAATACTGGAAGAAAGTGAGTAAGCACCTATGACAACGATGACTGATAAGCAAGCTAAGAAGGTTGAGTCACTCAAGAAAAGTAATGGTGGACAGTGGGACAATGTATCTGAACCTTGGTCATTATCCTTCGATGACTGTGTAATGGTTGAGGTGAGTAGTAATGAGACTGGTGTGCGTATGACGCTAGGCATAGAGACTGATGGACACTGTCACTCTTGAAAGGAAGATGATGAGACTAACTACCCTGCCTCAGATGGGAGGTGTGGAGCTATGGCGTGGCCCATCTGTTATTGATGGGTCAACTATTGGTTTACTAGCTACACTCCAATCATCTAACATCAAGACTGACAACATGATACAGACTTGGATACTGAGAGAGGATCAAACTCCTGTTGAGGCAGTCAAGTCTGGTGCTGATGAGAGTATCTGTGGTGGATGTATGCACAGAGCTAAGGATGGTAAAGATAGATCCTGCTATGTCAATGTAGGTCAAGCACCTAATGCTATCTGGCGTTCATGGAAGGCTGGCAAGTATACGCAAGTGAACCCACTTGAGTTCTCTGAGTATTACTCAGCTTACCGTGCTCTTAGACTTGGTGCATATGGTGACCCTGCTGCTGTTCCTTTTGATGTTATTGCTGATGTTATGCACAGTCGATGGATGAAGTGGACAGGCTACACTCATCAATGGAAGTGGTGTGATGCACGTTTCAGTAAGTTCTTGATGGCATCAGTTGAAACACTAGCAGAGAAAGACTATGCTAACAGCTTAGGTTACCGTACTTTTAGAGTACTGAAAGAAGGTGAAGAGCCTGAAGATGATGAGATATATTGTCCTAACTTTTTAAATAATCTTATTAAATGTATGTCTTGTGGACTATGCAATGGTGCTAGTCATAAGTACAACATCGCTATCCCTGTTCATGGCTTCGGTGTCACGAACTTTAATCGCAAGATGGAAGCAGCGTATGCTTCCTAATAAATTGAATGGAGACTCAATATGAATCCAGATGAAATAGCTACGAGATTAGTAAGTGCTATCAATAACTTCGTTCGCTCTAATGGAATGAATGCCAATGATAAGGCGAAGTTAATTAAGAGCTTAGATTCTGAAGGTAATGTCGAAGAATTCATTTGTTGGTTTGAAGAAGACTGAACAATCTTTTGAAAGGAGATTCAACATGGTAGCAATACCTACACCAACCTCAGCAGTAATGGGTAACTGGGGCAAAGCGTACACAACAGAGCAAGTAAGTCGTATCACACCTCCTCGTGAGACTGAGACTCATAAGCCTCAACATCACCACAATATATTTGACATGGTAAGCAATGGCTTACAACGCTCAGGGTTTCAGCACTCAGAGCCACTGCACTATGTGGCTAACAACCCTAAGACTGAAGGGCCAGCAAGGTTCATGACTGTGATGAACGTGGTGCATGACAAGATATCTGACAGGATGGGTGGACTTGAAGCCCATCGTCAGGTGTTCATTCAGAACAGCTATGACAAGTCATTACCTATCAGCATCATGACTGGACTCAACATCTGCATATGCTCCAATGGACTGACATTCGGGCAAGTAGAGGGTCGAGTCAAGCGTAAGCAGACTCGTCGTGTAGCCGAGAACCTGTATGGGCTGATCTATGGTGGCATTGATCGCATCCTTGGTGGCCTGATTGAGCAGGACAATAAGGTAGTGACATATCAGAATGCTGAGATGACTAACCTCATGGCTGATCACATCATCATGGAGTGCATGCGTCAGGGTGTGGTCAATCCTGCTGGTGTCAAGGAAGTGTATGACAACTGGGCGACACCTAACTACGATGAGTACAAGGATCGTAATGCTTGGTCACTTATCAATTCATTCACTGAGCGTGACCGTGGTCGTAACATCTTCCGCCGTCATGGTACTCATAGGAAGCTGGTAAATATTGTTGATAATTATATCGACAACGCACACACCGACCGCATGTTAGAGTATGATTCTGTTGGCACGCAACCAGATAAGACAACAGATATCAGCACGACAACTGCTGACTTCTGAACACAATCCATCTCCCTTTCAGTGGCCCCCGGCAGACATACGCACCTCCAAAGTCTGCCGGGGGTCTTTTTATATAAGGAATAATTATGTCTGCACCCCACTTAAAAGTAGGACAATCTATCGCTGTCTCTAAAGATGACAGTGATGTGTTCAAAGAAGGTTACATATATGTCAAGTACGTTGATGACTTCTTCCACATAGTCAAGCATGTAGATACAGGTAGTAAGTATGAAGTAACATCGTTTGACATACAGGAGCTTTCATCATGAGGCAGAAGCAGTACCGCCTTCCTCAAGGCACACCTATTCATGTATGGGATGAAGTATCAAATGGTTATGAGAGTGGCTGGCAGTATGTGCGAGACGGTAATTTCAAATCAAAATTACCAATGGCATCTGACTGTATGGTCAAGCTGACCACTCGTGATGGGACATTACGTGTAAGTAATGTAAAAGAGTATGAGATCTATGAACTACTTCCTGATAGACCTGAACTTAATACAGTCAACCGCGTGCTCAGTGAGGATGGTATGTTCTATATCATTACCTACCCTCGTGGAGATTACATCAAGACGTTTGATGTTAATTTAGATTTTCTGAAAGGATCTAATGATGGATAATAAATATGGTGACCGTACTGCTGGTTGTGCTGGTAAGTTAGAAGAGATAACGGAAGCTATGAAAGATGAGCTGTCTCCCGAAGATCCTAATTATGAGTGGAGGAAAACACTTAGGTGGTATGCATCACGTAAGTATCTGATCCAAGTAGCTGATAAGGGACTCACTCGAAATGAAACTGGTTGGCTTTACATCAGCATCAGGAATGAAGATAGATCTTCTCGACATGACTGGCGTGAGTTTCAGGACATCAAGAATCAAATAGCTGGTGAAGAACGGATAGCTATTGAGTTATATCCTGAAGAGTCAAGGAAGGTAGATGAAGCTAATCAATTCCATCTCTTTGTTCTACCTGAAGGTTCTGAAATGCCACTAGGTTTTTCTGAAAGAAACGTCACTTATATGCCTGAAGCACCGAACTCATCTCAGCGTGGCATTGATGGTGTTGATCGTATCCAAGATAGATCAGGACAGACTAAACTTGTCGGCAAATTTACTGCTAAAAAATTTAAACAGAAAGGTAATCGATGACAAGGAAGAAGAACCAAATGATCAATGATGTGGAACACAGAAGGTTACAGCGTTTTATACATGGAAAACAGAACAAAGTAATACATAAGGAAGGTACTAAAGCAACCACATTTAAAAGGTTTAAGAAAAGGAAAAACAAATGAAGAACCCTGAAGACTACAAAGTATCTATAACTAAACCACTCAACGAATGCTTGCGATGGCTGAAGAGAGGTAAGCTACGAGTAATAGCACGCCACTTTGTTCAAGACTGGTGCGATGAAGGGTGTGAAGATCTCGCTGAAGAGATGTGCTATCAGTTAAACAAGTGTGGTCAGCTTGACACATTCATGGAGCTGATGGATAAGCACAGTGACAAAGTATTTGTTGGGGACGATCATTAAACTGGAGGTAGATATGACTATACGAGTAAGAGGTTCATCATTTCAGGTGGACTTTGTTCATGGTGGTGTGCGTTACCGGCGTAACAAACCATCTAAAGAAGCAGCGTTAGCTTGGGAGGTTGAAGCTAAAGCTAGGGTGATGAAGGGTCTTAGTCCTGACGTAGATCCTGATCCTGAACCTGAAACTATACAGGGAAAATCATTTGGTCCTGTTGCTGACACAGTGTGGCAACTCAAATGGTCTAAGCAGAAGTCAGCTAGGTCTACGAAGAACAGACTTAACAAGGTACGTGCGGACATCGGTGATGAGACTTTACTTACTGACATAACAACAGATGTACTTGATCAGTATGTAATCAGTCTTGAGCGCATGGGTAACAGCTCGGGTACTATCAACAGAAAGCTGAGTATTATTTCTGTAGTACTGCATCACTCTGCAAGACGTAAGGATCTAACAACTGTACCTCACATACCTAGACAAGGTGAACCACCTACTAGGTTCCGTTGGTACACCGAAGATGAGCAGCGTAAGATTCTTGAAGCATGCAAGGCTAACAATAATCCTGAGTTCTTTAGGTTGATTGTTATCCTCTTTGATACTGGCATGCGTATCAGTGAAGCTCTTGGATTAACCCGAGGCAATGTGTTCCTTGACAAGAACATGATTGTCTTACATGAAGGTGAGACTAAGAACAATGCTGCTCGATCAATACCTATGACAAGCCGGGTGCATAAGTTGTTGGCATCAACTGATACTAATAACTGGTACTTCAGCATGAACTATGATGCTGCCTGCAAGGAGTGGCATGGTGTACGCAACTCTATTGGCATGGGTAAAGGTGATATACTTCATGCAATGAGACACACATTCTGTTCTCGGTTGAGTCAGAATGGTTCAGATCTCAGGCGTATACAGGAGTTGGCTGGTCACAAAGATCTGTCTACTACTCAAAGGTACACTCACCTGAATACTGAGAGGCTGCAAGATGACATCAGTAAGCTGGAGTCCTGCACGAACATTGATGATCTGCTAATATAAGCACCATTGGAGCAAGGATGCGACAACAAGATCTTGAACAAGAGATGTTGGATCGAGGGAGAGAGAGATACCACTCAAAGGTATCTCGTGCTACCGAGTTGAATATTGAGTCAACTCACCCGGCAGGTCAGCGGCTATTACAGAACAGCATTGTGCTACTGGCTGATCACTTCAAGGACTGGATTCACCATGCCCAGCACTCAGCAGGTAAGAAGCATCGTGCTCTACATCATATTGAATTGATACCTGTGAAGGTTCTAGCTGCCTTGACTGCAAGAGCTACGCTTGATGCAATCAGTGGTGGCAGGAAGATGACTGGAACAGCAGCACATATAGGTAACTTAGTTGAAGATGAGTACAAGTATAGAACACTGAAGGAAGAGTACTCAACCCTCTGGGCACAGATGAATAGAGTATTGGATAGGTTCAAGTCCACTCAGAACAAGGCCAAGTTCATCGACAAGACTCTCAGGTTTCATGACATCGTGCTTCCCAAGTGGAACACTGAAGAAAGAATCCGAGTAGGTATTGTGTGTCTGGAACTCATGAGGCAGGCAACAGGGTTGATTGATATTGTTGCCCGTAAAAATCAATTCGGTAAAGCTGAACAGTGGGTTGATCCTACCGAAGATTTGATCACTTGGTTCAAGGGTGCTCACGCATATATGGAAGGGTTAGATCCCGTCTTCCTTCCTATGATCGAGCGGCCCTTAGCGTGGGCTAATGTGTTCATTGGTGGTTACTCAACTGATATTACTAGACGTAGGCCGCTGATTAAAACCACAGATAAGACACACCTAGACACCGTTGCACTTGCTGATATGCCGAAGGTTTACCGTGCAGTTAATGCTGTGCAGTCTACACCATATAAAGTAAATCACTTTGTTCTTGATGTGATGAAGCATTGCTGGGAGAAGGGTGTAGCAGTGGATGGACTGGTGTCCTCTGAGGATGAGCCACTACCAGCTAAACCTGCTGATATTAAAACGAATAAAGAGTCACGTAAGGAGTGGCGTAGACGTGCAGCTAAGCAACACTTTGACAATGAGCGACAGAGGTCACAACGTCTGCATGCCCTGCGTGTACTCAGCCTAGCTGACAAGTTCAAAGATCAGGATGTGTACTACCCACTGACCCTAGACTTCAGAGGCAGAGCCTATCCTCAGCCTTACTTCTTACAGCCACAAGGCCCGTCGTATGCACGTTCACTGCTTAGCTTCTCCAACAGCATGGAGATGACTGAGACTGGTGCGAAGTGGCTGATGATCCACCTAGCTAATAGTTATGGCCATGACAAGTTAAGCTATGACCAACGCATTGCATGGACTGAACGCAACAAAGAGATACTACTATCTGTGGGTAGAGATCCCCTCACCTACATGGACTGGACTGAAGCTGATGAACCTTGGTTCTTCCTCGCAGCATGTGGTGAGTTCGCTCAGATGCATGACAATCCTAAGTTCAGGACTACTTTACCTATTGGGATTGATGCAACTAACCAAGGACTACAGCTCTATGCATTAGCACTGCGTGACCCTGCAAGTGCAGCCGCAACTAACTGCCTACCCTGCGAACATCCCAATGACCTATACCGGCAGGTTGCAGAGAACACTCTAAAGATTATTGAGAACAGTAGTCATGAGTATGCATCAGGCTGGCAGAAGTTTGGCCTTGATCGTAAGTCAGTCAAGCGTCAGACTATGACTCAGCCATATGGTTCTAAACTTTTCTCATGTAAAAACTACACTGCTGAGTGGTTCTATGCCGAACTAAAGAAAGGTAAAGAGAATCCCTTCGGCGACGAGACTTACAAGCCATGTAACTGGCTAGGTGAGAAGATATGGGAAGCAATAGGAATGTCAGTGCATGCAGCACGCCAAGGTATGGAGTGGCTTCAAGATGTTGCTGCCATCTGTATTGACAACGACATTGTTCCTCAATGGACCACACCTCTGGGTCTACCAGTACGGATGCATTATGAGAAGCAATCACATCTGAACATTAAGACTACTGTCTTCGGCGTGATTAGACAGACACGTATTCGTAAAGACAACGGTGAACCATCTAAGAGAAAGTCAGTCAACTCAATGGCCCCTAACTGGGTGCATAGTCTTGACGGCATGGGTGGGTTACTTGGTGAGGCAATCAACATCGCAGCAGACAATGGCGTGAATGACTACCTGATGGTCCACGATAACTATGAGGTACATGCACCTAACGTCCCTATCATGGCAGCAGCTGCACGTCAGGCAACAGTCAATTTATTTTCTGGGAATGTCCTCGAAGATACCTACAACGAACTCAAATATTTAGTACCATCTGGGGTGGACCTACCTGAGCCACCACCCCAAGGCGATTTGGATATATCGCTAGTTAAACAGGCTCACTATTACTTTTCCTGAAAGGAATAAACAATGGCAAAGAACTATGCATCACCAGCAGGCAAGGCGGTCTGGCCAAAGATCTCCAAGCCCGAAACTAAATTCAATCCTGAGGGTACGTATGAGACTAAGCTCAGGCTGGATGCTGAAGAAGGAGGTAAGTTCCTTCAACACATTCAACAGATCCATGAAGAGCACCATGATCTTGAACAGAAGAAGCAGGGTAAGACTGTTAAGAAGCACCCCCTGTCTATCACGCACGTTGAAGAAGATGGTGCACCTACTGGTGAGATCGAGTTCAAGTTCACACTGAAAGCACAGGCAGGTAAGCCCGGTGCAAAGTGGGCACAACGCCCAGTCATCTTTGACAGCCGTGGTGGCATGATCAAACCTGATGATATTTCAATCGGTAGTGGCAGCACCATCAAGGTTGGGTACGACATCAACCCTTGGTTCAGCCCAGCACTGGGTGCAGGTATCACACTCCTACTGAAGAGTGTTCAGGTTATTGATCTCAAAGAGTTTGGTGGGTCAGACTTTGACTCATTCGGTTTCGGTAAGGTTGATGGATTCATATCACAACACAAGGAAGACACAGCCTCCGATGATCCAGAACCTCAACACGATAGCGACTTTTGAGTTTACTCTCCCCATTAAACCTGTCCCTGCTTCTCGCCCTCGGGTGACGAGGCGGGGCCATGTGTATTATGGGAAGAACTACACTAAGTTCAGAACAGATTCAGCAGAGTTTCTCAGTGGTATTGAACTCTCAGAACTCTTACCCTTCAGCGGTCCCCTTCACTTGGATGTGACCTTCTTCTGTCCTCGTCCGAAGAAGACAAAGAAGGTCGCTCCTCGTGGGGATATCGACAACTACCTGAAGACATTGGATGTTCTGAACAGAGTCCTATGGTTTGATGATGATCAAATAATCAGCGTGCTTGCACGTAAAGAATATGGAGATGAACCGTGCATTCAATTGGAGGTAACTGAATATGGGTGAGTTTGTGCGTCATGAGCCGTGCAATAAATGTGGCAGCAAGAATAACTTAGCTGTCTATTCTGATGGAAGTAAGTACTGCTTTTCTCCCGGTTGCGGATATCAAGGAGACAAGCAGGGTGACACACATGATATGGAGACTACTGATATGGGATTGATTGATGTTGACTACATCCCGCTAACGAAGCGGGGTCTTAATCTAGAGACGTGTAAGAAATGGAAGTATGGTCAGGGTACGTACAACGGACAGGCTGTCCAAGTTGCCAACTACCATGACAGTAAGGGTGTACTCCGTGCTCAGAAGTTACGTAATGCCAAGAAGAACTTCACATGGCTAGGTGAACCCAAGTCTATTAACTTATTCGGCGAACACCTATGGGAGACTAATGGTAAGCGTGTTGTTGTGTGCGAAGGAGAGATTGATGCATTGTCAGTCAGTCAAGTGTTTGGCAACAAGTGGCCAGTGGTTTCAATACCTAATGGTGCCGCGTCTGCAAGCAAGGCTATCACTCGAAGTATTGAGTGGCTTGAAACATTCCAAGAGATTGTTCTTTGCTTCGATCAGGATGAAGCAGGCAAGGCGGCAGCTAACTCATGTGCCCACTTACTGACACCGGGTAAGTGTAAGATTGTGCATGGCCTACCTGAGAAAGATCCTAACGAATGCATAATGAAAGGAAAGCATGAGGAACTAACTCAAGCTATCTGGCAAGCTAAGACATTCAGACCTGATGGGGTGATTGCTGGTGATGAGCTTTGGGATCACATCAGTAAAGATGAGAGTGGTTGGTCAGTACCCTACCCTTGGGAAGGTTTCAATCAATCACTGATGGGCATGCGGGGTGGTGAACTGGTAACTATTACTGCTGGTACAGGTATAGGTAAGTCATCAGTATGTCGTGAACTAGCTTACACATTGGTACGCGACGGACATAAGGTTGGATACATTGCACTCGAAGAGTCAGTGAAGAAAACTGCTGAGTGTCTGATGGCTTTGCATATGAACATACCACATACTAAGATGCCTGACGTTTCTGACGAGGAGAAGAAGAGTGCATTCGATGAGGTAATGGGTGATGGTAACTTGGTACTCTACGATCACTGGGGTAGTCAAGACCCATCACGATTGCTTGGTCAAGTCAGATACATGTGCAAGGGACTTGGATGTAAGTTCATATTCATCGACCACCTATCCATCCTTGTGTCTGCCTTAGCAGAGGGTGATGAGCGTAGGATGATTGACAATACTATGACCAAGCTACGTTCACTTGTCGAGGAGACTGACATCCACTGTGTGTTGGTGTCCCACCTCAAACGTCCTGATGGGCGTGGCCATGAGGAAGGTGCAGCAACATCACTCAGTCAGCTACGTGGATCTTCAGCCATTGGTCAGCTCAGTGACAGTGTGTTAGGATGTGAACGTAACCAGCAAGACCAGCTTGAAGCAATGAATACGACTGTGCGTGTGCTCAAGAATAGATATGCAGGCATCACTGGGGTGTGTGCAACATTAGAATATAACCCGACCATTGGTCGATTACACGAATATAGCAGCCCATTCAATGATGCGTAAAGGTAAGAATAGTTGGATAGATGTGGCCAATGAGTTGTCGAAGAAGACCGGCAAGAAAGAACGCACATCGAGAGTAAAGTATGAAGGTGAGCAGTTAATCCTTCCGAAACTGAAAGAAGCACTGGCATCGGACCCAGTGATTAGAGACTGGTTAATGGAGAATGGCTATGTACCAACTGATATTTGATATTGAGACGAACGCGATTATGGATTGGGATGAACTTAGTGACCTTGAGGTTGTTCACTGTATTGCTGTGCTCAACCCAGACACAGGTGATTCAGCAATCTACTCGGACAGCTATGGCAATGGCCGCGACATCAAGACTGCTCTTGCCCAACTCAGTCTGGCTGACAGGCTGATTGGTCACAACATAGATAAGTTTGACATCCCTGCACTTGAGAAGCTATATCCCTCACTGAATCTGAATAATGCTGCAAGTGTAGATACCTTACTTGCCAGTAGGATCATGGCCCCGGACATCATGAAGAAAGACTTTCAGAACCAGAAGATGCCCGGCAACTTACGGGGCCGTTACTCTCTTGAGGCATGGGGCCATCGTCTTGGATCCCATAAGGGTGACTTTGGTAAACAGACAGACTGGTCAGAGTTCACAGAACAGATGGCTGATTACTGTGAGAAAGATGTTCTAGTCAACACAAAGCTGTGGCACTTAATTGAGAGGACATTCAATGCAGATGTCTACGAAATGGAGCGGGACTTCCGAGACATCATCCTTGAACAGGAAGCCGTTGGTGTCGAATTTGATGAGGAGGCTGCTTTTATATTGCATGCGTCACTCATCGGTGAGAAGACAAAGATTGAAGCGAAACTCCAAGAGATCTTTCCTGCTCAAGAAGAACCAATGAAGACACCCCAGTTCTACACTGACCCTGATACTACTGCTAAGTATGTCAGAAAGAAAGATGCACCCTACAACATCCAACGTCGATTGATACCGGGGCCATTGAAGAAGAGAGTAGTACCCTTTAACCCCGGCAGTCGTATGCAGATTGCGAATGCACTCATCAAGCAGTATGGATGGAAGCCTACTGAGATGACTGGTGATGGGCGAGCAAAGGTAGATGAGTCAGTATTATCTGACTTACCTTACCCTGAAGCTAAGGTACTGTCTCGTTACTTGACTATATGTAAGCGGATTGGTCAGCTCAGTGATGGCAAAGAGTCATGGATCAGAGCATCTAGGGATGGTCGCATTCATGGGCATGTCAACACCATTGGAACTATCTCTTCTCGGTGCTCACACTCAAGACCTAATCTTGCACAAGTTCCTGCTATTGGATCCCCATTCGGTGAAGAATGCCGTGCACTATTCAAACCCACACCCGGCATGGTTATGGTTGGATGTGATATGGCGGGACTAGAACTACGTTGCCTAGCCCACTATCTGGCAAGGTGGGATGATGGTGAATATGCATCAGTGATCATGGAAGGTGACATACACCAGTTCAATGCTGACAAGATGAAAGTGTCTAGGTCAGTAGGTAAGGGCATTATGTATGCCACACTCTATGGTGCTGGGGATGCTCTTGTAGGTAAGCTCGTAGGGGGTGGAAGACGTGAAGGGAGTACTATGAAGAGAATGCTTGAGGATGGTATCCCTGCTCTCAAGAGACTTAAGTCAGCAATCAGTAACAGACTTCAAACACAGGATTGGCTACCTGCTATTGACGGACGCAGGTTGCCGATTAGATCCGAACACTCAGCACTTAACCTGTTACTTCAGTCTGCTGGTAGTATACTTATGAAGAAGGCAACGATACTCATGAATGAGAAGATCAAAGCTGATGGAGTATTTGCACAGCAAGTCATGCATGTACATGACGAAGTTCAGTTCGAGGCCATGGAAAGTGAAGGTCACAATGTCGGCAGGATTGCGGTACAAGCCATGCGTGAATGCGGTCAAACATATGACTTCCGATGTCCCCTTGACGGAGAGTTTAAAATCGGAAACAGCTGGGCCGACACTCATTGAGTTGGCATGGCTTGCAGGTATTGTTGATGGTGAGGGCTATGTGAGTTTTTCAAATACACCCATTCTTCAGGTTGAGTCAGTGACCCCCAGCCTTGCCTATGTTCCTGCTGAGTTAGTGGGGGGTAGAGTAACCACCCATCAACGGCAAGGTGCATCAGTATTTAGGTGGTCTTTATATGGGAAGAATGCGGTGAGAGTATTGGAACTAATCATCCCTTATTTAAAGTACAAGGATGCACAGGCAAAGATTGTTGTGCATGCGGGTAAATACCCACCTAACTCAGCCATGAGACAATCACAAGTTGACCGGCTGTCCCATCTAAGAAAGCTGAGGTACTGATGGAACCTTTAGAGTACATACCTACATCTAACTTATTAAAAGAGCTTAGAAAACGCCATGATACTATGGTCTTCTTGGCGGCAAGTAATCGAACTCATGATGTCGAGGATGTGACTGTTGCGTTTGAGGGGCCATTCCATTCTATACTTGGACTGGTCGAACTTGGTAAACATGCAGTAATGAATGGAATCAGTGATGATGAAGACGGCCCTAGCGATTGACGGAGACATATTCCTTTGGGAATGCTGCCTAGCCTGCGAGAAATCTGTAGACTGGGGTGATGACTTGTGGACCTTGCATGCAGATGCGAAGGAAGCAAGGCTTAGATTAGACATAGCCTTCGCGTCATTGAAGGAGAAGCTCAATGCAACATCAATAGTGATTGCACTGAGTGGACCTAACAACTGGCGTAAAGAAGTACTCCCAACTTACAAATCAAATAGGAAGAAGTCTAGGAAGCCCGTAGTCTTCTTCGCTATGAAGGAGTACGTAAGGGACACTTATAAGACATTTGAATATCCTACCCTTGAAGCTGATGATGTATGTGGGATGCTGATGGGCACAAAGATGTGGAACCCAAAGTCAAAGAAGGTGATTGTCACCACTGACAAAGACCTGCTTCAAATACCCGGCTTTCACTACAACCCTAACCGCCCTGAGGAGGGTATATCGCAGGTGAGTGTAGAAGACGGATATTACAATTTCTTATATCAGACCCTGACAGGGGACGCTGTTGATGGGTACTCAGGATGCCCCCGCATTGGGCCTAAGACTGCTGAAAAGCTACTCAAGGTTGATCCAAGCTGGGCCACAGTCAAGCAGGCATATGAAGATGCTGGCTTGAATGAAGAAGACGCAATTCAACAAGCACGAGTTGCTCGCATAATGCACCAGTCAGATTATGACTATGACACCGATAAAGTAAAGCTATGGGAGCCTGAAGAATGAACAGAGATGAGCTATTGAACATCCATGAACGCCTATGCGGTCAAGCAAGGCACTTGATGAACCAGAAAAATCACGATTACAGTGGGGGTAAGAGTGCTGAAGACCCCTTCTTGAACTTCACCCGAGTAGAGAAACTAGGGATAACGGACACTAAACGGGGGTTCATGGTCAGACTGACTGACAAGATCTCTCGCCTAATCACCTTCATTGACACTGGTGTATATAAGGTACCTGACGAAAAGGTAGAAGATACCATCCTCGATTTGATCAACTACAGTATACTTCTCTATGCCTTTATAGAGCATGAGCGGCAAGGAAAGGATGACTATGAGGATAATACCTACACTCGATCCCAGTCTTATTCAAACATTGAATGAGCGTATACCTGAACGATGTCCTGACCCTAGCTGGTCAGAGCGTGAAATATGGATGTATGTAGGCAAGCGAGAACTCGTGAACTTTCTTATTTCCGAACTAAAAATGCAAGAAGATAACCTTATAAAGGAGTGACGTTATGTGTATGGGACAATCAGCAGCAATGCCACCCCCTATGGCTGCGGCTACTCCTCCTCCACCTCCCCCAAAGATAGTAGTAAAGGCTGCTCCTGTAATGGCTCAGATGCCTGAGCTTAAAAATGAACAGGCTCGACCTGATAATCCTTACCGTAAGAAGCGTGCAAGGAAAACAGCAAGGGGTAAGGGAATGCTTAAGATACCTATGAACGCATCTGGCGGATCGGTGAATGCTTAATGGAAACCTTAAAGAACTTATATCTCAAGTGCTCAGGTGAGCGTACTCAGTATCTCGAAAGAGGTAGAGACTCTAGTTCACTGACTATTGCCAGCCTGATGCCTGATGAAGGGACCACATCATCAACTAAATTCAGTACCCCCTACCAATCTGTGGGTGCTCGTGGTGTGAACAACCTATCAGCAGCACTATTACTGTCTCTGCTGCCCCCAAATGCTCCGTTCTTTCGTCTCCAATTAGATGAAGAGACTGAACGTGAGCTTGAGCAAATGGACCCGAAGATTAGGACTGAAGTTGAGGACTCCCTAGCCAGCGTAGAACGCTCAGTTATGGATGAGATCGAACGGTCAGGCGTACGTACGGGACTATTTGATGCTGTCCGACACCTTGTTGTTGTAGGTAACGCAATGCTGTATTTCCCTGATGGGGGCAACATGCGTGTAGTTCACCTCAACAGATATGTTGTAAAGCGATGCCCACTAGGTAACGTCAGGACTGTAGTTCTCTTAGAGAGCGTATCTCCCTCCATGCTCCCAGAAGAAATACGTCCTGAAGTAGGTGATGAAACATCTTACGAGGACAGTATTGATCTATACACGGGTATGTTCACCCGGAATGATGGTCAAGTAGAAGTCTTCCAAGAGGTAGATGGTAAAGAGATTGAGGGTTCAAGACGGATTATGGATCCTGAAGATTCACCCTTTATCCCTCTTAGAATGGCCCGTGTTGATGGTGAAAACTATGGCCGAGGTTATGTGGAACAGTACATAGGTGACCTTCAATCACTTGAAGGTCTAACTAAAGCTATTGTTGAAGGCAGTGCTGCCGCCGCTAAGATCCTATTCCTTGTCAACCCCAACGGCACTACCCGTGCACGAACACTTAGTGAGTCACCTAACGGTGCTATTAGAGAAGGGTCAGCAAATGATGTCAGCGTTTTGCAAAGCCAGAAAGCGGCGGATTTCTCTGTTGCACAAAGTACCATCAACACCATACAAGAGCGTCTTGCGTATGCATTTCTACTCGTTGAGGGATCAATTCGTAATGCAGATCGGGTTACGGCTGAAGAAATAAGACTGGTCACTCAGGCTGTTGAACGACAACTGGGTGGTATATATAGCATTCTCAGTAGAGAGCTAAGTCTACCAATGGTCACCTTGGTTATGAACAAGATGAAGGCTGATGGTTCCTTACCGAACCTCCCTGATGACAAGATTAAACCAGTGATTATTACAGGAATTGAAGCCCTCGGGCGAGGAAATGACCTCAACCGTCTCGACACATATCTCGCAGGAATCGGACAGATCCTCGGTCCCGAGGTGCTTCAAACTTACATTGACGTAAGTGAATATTTGAAAAGAAGGGCACTTGCCTTAGGCATAGACATCAAAGGTTTGGTACGATCACCTGAAGAGCTTGCTCAGATGCAGCAGGCACAACAACAACAGATGATGGCCCAACAAATGGCTCCACAAATGATGGACCAAATGACTCAAGGAGAACAAGTAGATGGCTGATTACCAAAGCGTTGAAATTAAAGGGGACGAAACCCCTGCCTTTACTGAGGAGCAGATTGCAGCTAGTGAGCCACAAGCCCAGCAAGAAAGTCAAGCGGCAGAACCTACCTCTGAACGACCCGATTGGTTACCTGAGAAGTTCCAATCACCTGAGGCACTCGCATATGCGTACTCTCAGCTTGAGAAAGAGTTCACACAATCCAAGGGTGAAGAAGCATCCACAGAAGAAACTACGGATACGCCCACAGGGCTTACCGGAGAAACATTTGATGCTCTTACAGATGAGTTCAACTCGACCGGGGATGTTTCAGAGATGTCTCGGGAACGTCTTGCGGCTACCGGCATACCTCGTGAGTTCATTGATGAGTATGTTGATGGGCAGAAGCAGCTTGCAGAAGCATCAATAAAGCAAGTCTATGACACTGTTGGTGGAGAAGAGTCTTACCAGCAGATGCTCAGTTGGGCATCGAATACGCTCCCTGAGTCTGAGATTAACCTATTCAATGATATGGTTGCTGGGTCGAAAGACGAAATGATGATGGCAATCAACGGACTTAACGCTCGATATAGTCAGTCAGGTCAGTCTAAAGCTCCTGCACCCACTCAGCCTCTTATGCAGGGTGACACTGGCAGCAACATCCCTAACGGTTCTACATTCCAGTCCCGTGCTCAGGTTGTTGAAGCAATGAATGACCCTCGATACACTAAAGACTCAGCTTATCGTGAAGAGGTCTATCGTAGACTTCAGAACTCAACCGCTATTTAGGAGATTCACATGCAGAAACCCGGATATAAAACTACAGAATTTTGGCTTAGCACTGCTGCCGCAATAGTCGGTGGTTTAGTGGCCGCTAATGTACTCCCTGTGGATGGACCTTGGGCACAGGTTGTTGGTATTGTATCAGCAGCATTAGTTGCTCTGGGCTACACAGGTGCTCGTCTCACTTTGAAGCAAGCTGAGACTGGCTATGAAGATGAACAGGAGTGAGCAATGCTTGAAGCCTTACCGGCAATCATCATTGCAATACTTACGCCTTTCTTGGCGTTTCTCCAGAAGCATAAGACTACTGCTACTGATGTTCCTCCTCCTCCCAACCGTGAGCGGTGGGCTGAGCGGGTGCGGAAGTTCAAGAGTAGTCTTCGTTCCTGAGTCCGATGGACTCGTAAGACTTGGCGACGATGTTCGCGGCCATGTCTACTATTGGGATGGATCTAATTGGGTCCGTTCCGCAAGTTCTGTATACCTTCCTGAAGGTTGGTATGCAGGATCTATTGATGGCGATGTTGAGGAATCGAAAGATACCCGGCCCGCTGCGGTGGATAACTGAACACTCTTAGTTACCGATACTGACCATCAAACCGTATCTAATTTTAATTATTAACTAGGAGTTAAACTATGTCACAATTTGGCGTACAGCCCTCAAGACTTGGGCAAGTGAATGGAGCTGGCGATGCCGATGCTCTGTTCCTGAAAGTCTTCAGTGGAGAAATTATTAGCGTGTTCGAGGAAGCTAACCTTATGCTCCCTCTTACCAAAACCCGTAACATCAGCAATGGCAAGACCGCAACTTTCCCAGTTGTAGGTGTTGCATCTGCTAAGTATCACACTCCCGGTGAGTCAGTGATGCAGCAGAATGTTACAAATACTCTGAGTGAAGGTACACCTAACACCTTAGCTCAGACATCAGCTAACAAGTACCTTTCCAGCGTCAAGCACGCTGAACGTACTATCAGCATTGATGACATGCTTGTATCAACTGCATTCATTGCAGACATTGATGAAGCAAAGAATCACTGGGACGTTCGTTCTGCTTACACCAGTCAAATTGGTCGTGAGCTTGCTTATCACACTGACCGTGCACTTATTCGTACTGTTATCGCGGGTGCTCGTGGTGATAAAGACCGCTTTGGCGGCACTGATAACCAGTTCCTTGGTGAGCAGGTTGATGGTACTGGTTCTAACAACACTGAATATGATGCCGTAGAACTCATCGCATCTATTGCTGATATTGCTCAGAAAATGGATGAAAAGAACGTACCTACTGAAGGACGTTACTGCATCCTAACCCCAGCACACTATTACACATTAGTTTCTAGTGGTAGTGCTGCTATTAACAGTGACTTCGGTGGCATGGGTTCAATCGCTACTGGTGAAGTTGCACAGGTTGCGGGTATCCGTCTTATGAAGTCTAACCATATTCCTTCGGGATCTGATGCCAGTACTTCTATCTTCAAAGATGGCGGCATCAACAATGATGTTTATGATACTCACGAGCCAGCAGCAAGTACTCAGATTGGTGACGGTTATTCTGCAACAGCAGCATACAACACTGCTGGTATTGCATTCCAATCCGAAGCTGTAGGAACTGTTAAGCTCCTCGACCTCGGTGTTGAATCTGAATACCAAATGGATCGTCTCGGAACCCTGATGCTTGCTAAGTACGCTATGGGTCACGGTATTCTTCGTGAAGAATGCTGCTTCGAGCTTATCACTGCTTGATAATTAGAGATCTTGAGTCTCCCTTCGGGGTGGGACACCTTCGGGTGTCTCACCTCTTTTACTTAAGGAGTAGAAATGCCAGCTAAGACAACTGAATTAGAGGCCGTCAATACCATTCTGTCCACCGTAGGTGAACCACCCATTAATAGCCTCACTGGACAACAGGGTGCTGATGCCACTATTGCGAGAAACATCTTAACTGAGATCTCCCGTGAAGTTCAGAACCAAGGATGGAATTTCAATACCTTCTTTAATCAAACACTTTCCCCTAACTCATCCAATGAAATTGTGTTGGCTGATGAAGTCCTTCGCGTTGATAACGATCCAACGGCCCAAGGAACGCAATCAATCTCAACCCTCGGTAGTTCGGTTGAATCTCGTGAAGTCATACAGCGTGGAGACAAGCTATATGATAAGACTAATAACACCTTCACTTTTTCCTCTGCCGTGCGAGTGACTCTGGTACACCTCTATAACTTTGAAGAGTTACCAGAGCCAGCTCGACGGTATGTAAACATACGTGCTGCCCGAGTATTCCAAGACCGTATGGTTGGCTCTCAGAAGGGTCATATGTATACGATGCAGGATGAGATGCAAGCAATGGCAGTCCTCAAAGAGTTTGAGGGTGATACTGCTGACCGTACAATCTTTGATCACAGTAGTGTGTTTAACATTATCAACAGAGGGTCAAGCATTCGAGGAGCAGGATACTGATGGCACTTATTTCAACTGACATACCTAACCTGACTGGTGGTGTTAGCCAGCAGCCAGACTCAATGAGGTTGGTGAACCAGTGTGAAACACAAGAGAATGCCATCTCAAGTCCTGTTGAAGGGTTACTTAAACGTCCCCCAACTGAATATGTAAAGAAGCTAATCAATGGCTCAGTGCCTAATGATTTTTTTGTGCATCATGTAAACAGAGACAGCAGTGAGCAATACTTTGTTGTCTGTGATGGTGGCAAT